GTCAGAAGGAGTAGAGAAAGTGTTGCTGTTAGTGCCACCGTTAACCAAGGGGTGAGCGGTAGAGAACAAAGCCACGCCGTCGCCGCCGACATACTGAGCGTTATAGCCGTTGTTCAAAACTGCAGCAGCCTTGACTTGCTTGGTGTAGGCCATAGCACGAGCCAAGCCTTTGGTGTAGCGAGCAGACAAGCTGTCGTACAAGTTATCTTCAATCGCTTCTTCAGTGATTGAGAAACCCAAGGCGATGGTTTCGTGGTTGTAGCGAGCAGTCCAAGCTTCTTGAGCATTGTCATAAGAAATTGCGCTGCCTTCATTCTTCACAGGAGCTGCGGAGAAGCCAGACAGTTTTGTTTCTTCTTCAAAGCTACGTTCCGAAGTTTCGGTTTCGTAGATTTCTTTATGCTCTTCGCCGTAACGGGCGTACTCCAAACCGAACAAAGCGTTCAGGCCGGGGAGCAATTCTTTAAGTAGTTGTGCGCGTGAAATAGCCATTTTAAATTACTCCTTAAGCGCCAGTAGCGTTGAAGTAGTTGTGGTAACCGAAGTTCCACTGTACTTGCACTTCTGGGTAGCCAACAAAAGACAAAGATGTACCAGCGGGGACGCTGACGGAAGCAGACAAAGTCAAGGTCGTGCCGCTGATATTGGTCACGGTCAAGTATTGGCCTGCGTATGCGCCAGAGACGCTAGGAGCGATCAATTGCATGCCGGGGCTGATGGCAGTGTTGGCAGCAGTGATGGTCAAAGTGGCGCTGCTAGAAGTTGCATTGCCGCTGGTAGCGGTAACAACGACAGCAGTGTCAGGAACCACAGCCACAACGCGGAAGGGAGCGCTCGAAGTAACACGGGTGTTACCTTGAGTACCGGAGGTGATAACACCGCCAGTCACGCCCATAGCTGAGTCACCAGTGGTGGTGTTACCGGAAGCAGAGCCGCCGTTAGAACCGTTGGTAACCAAGTACATATTGGAGCCGATGAACGAGGGGTTCACGTAGCCAATAGTAGCGCCGGGAGTGTTGGACACAGACGAAGTGCCTTGAGTCAACACAGCGGCTTGGAACACAGCTTGTGGGTCATCCACGACATAACCTTGCATGCTGTTGGGGCCATAAGAGCCAGCATTGGTGGTAGTGTTTGCGGGGTAGAACTGTGCACGAACGGTTTGGCTCATGCTGTTGACGTATTGAGCGCCAACAAACACGCCGATAGCACCAGCGCCGGAAGAAACCGACGAAGCTGCACCGAGTGCGGTAACGGCCAAAGAACCACCGCTAATGCCGACGACGTCGCCATTAAAGAGGTTATAGCCATAGTTGTAGGAGATAGGGATCAAGCGAGTGGAACCCGCAAAAACCCGACCGCCAGTCAAGCTAACGGGTTTTAAACCGTAAGCTGCAGGAACGATAGGATAAGCCATTTGTAAACTCCAAGTTATTTAGAACCAGAACCAAATGCGCTGCCACGTGTTGAAGTAGACTTTCTGTCCGAAAACAGCGGCATGCGCGGATCTTGCTGACGCATAAAATTGTTGTCCACTGATTCCATCTGTGCGTTGTTTTGACGGTGGTAGTAGTCCATCATCGCTTCGAGGCGTTCGGTTGGCATTTTGCACAACATCAAACCGCCAATTTCCACGTTGCCGTTCTTGTCACCAGTCAACATCAACTCAGGATGGTCAGCTGCTTTCACCGGTTCCCAACCTTCGCGCATCTTACGAGACACGTTAGTTGGTTCCTCCTTACCCATAAGCGACGTCATAATCCAGCGGAACGACGTACCCGGGATGGGAGTTGGATCGGGCAAATGTGCTGCAGGTTTGTATTCATAACGAGCAGACTTTTCGCGTGACACGAGGTCACGATTAACGCGGGTATCAGTAGCCATTTTTTAATCCTCCAATTTCAAAACTTCTTTAGCATATTGCTGGTTCGAGAGTCCAAACTTCTTCGCCAGCGCTTGCTGCGTAAGAGTGAGCTGGATGCTCTTTTTCCCAGTTGAACGTGTTGCAGGTGCAACCACGCTTGCTGTTTTGCGTGGAGACGGCTCTGCGTTATTACGCGCCGGTGTCCCACCGAACATGTCGGGGAACGTATTCTTTATGCGAGTATCAATAGTATTGAAGTACTCGTCAGATTGCGGGTCTAACCCGGAGTTTACTAGTTTTGAATGCAGCCCTAGTGCGTAGCTGGTAATTTCTTCGAACCCCGGTGCACCGAACCACTGGTTTCTTGCCTGCCAGCGCAGGGATTTTTCGTCCGGTTGCACTTGTTGAGGTGCTTGAGTACGAGGTTGTACAGGAGTTTGGTCAACTTGTAAAGAGGCTGGCCTGAAATTATTTGCAGCGGCCAAACGCATTTTGGCGTCTGTCAGGGCTTCCTGAGCTGCAATGATGGCGTCCGTATCGAAAGACTCTTGTGCAGCCTTCAAGTTACGCCGGGCCATTTCAAGCGACTGCTCTGCAGAAGTCTTCAGCGTGGAGGCGTATTCTTTTGAGCCGTTGTTAACGTAGTGCTTGAGCTGTTTATTCTCGTTGATGAGTTGTTGTGCAACACGTTCCAGCTCTTCGCGTTCGCGAGCAATCTGGTCGGCACGGCGACGCTCATCGTGACGCGCATGCGTCAGCTCTTTAATACGTTTCTTGACGTTGTCCGAGTAGTTCTCGATTTCATCGTCGGTAGGATCCGCCACTTCACGGTCAAGGGGTTTACGCCCTCTGTCCGCTTCGGGGGTATCGTCAATTAGCTCAATCTCAAGCTCATCGTTGTCTTCGGCGTTTTTATTTTCCGCCTCCAACTCGTCTGGGAATTTAAATTCTCCTGCCATAGCAGCTCCTTAATATGCGCGGGTAATTCCGCGGGGATCATCCACCACAGCTTCGACTTGGTCGTCGTTGATGAGGCGGAACTCTTTGCCGTAAATCTTGAAACGCGTACCGGCGTAAGCCCGCACGATCACAAAATCTCCAGCCTTGCACCATGCTCCGTTAGGAAACTTGGTGGTATCTTTGTATGCGTCTACGCCCGTTTTCAGCACGAACAAGACGGTAGTCGAGTGCTCTTCTTGACGGATCAAGTCAGAAGGTTTAACCAAATCCAACTCGGTTCCTGCGATCTTGTCAGACACGTCTGGCACGGCGCAGAGCAGCTTGTACCCCGAAGGTTCGGGCAGCAGAGTGCCTTTTTCTTCAGGAGTCGCATCCGGTTCGGGCTGTTCCGTTGGTTGGATGATGGGTGGCAAAGCCAAGCCCGGAGGCAAAATAAGATCACTCATCTGATTTCTCTACTTTCTCTGCAAGGTCTATGATGTAACGCTCTGCAAGGGCAAGACCCTGAATAACCCCACAGAGTTTTTGGTACTCGTCAAAAGTACGGCACTGACCACTGGCTAAGTCGTCAGCGTAGTTGTTTAAGTCTTTGCGTATTTGGTCGCGCAATACGCGTGCGAATTCGTGAATCATTCTTTACCTTTGGATTTAGATTGCACTTGGGCTTTCATCATTTCCTTAGCCACGTCCATCATCTGGCCGCGCTGGGAAGCTCTTTGCTCTTGCTTGTGCTTGGCGATTTCCACCCCAGTTCTGAGACCCAGTTGCTGCGCAGAGCTTGCCTCTTGGTGTTTGGCCTTTTGAACGTCCACACCCACTTTCATCGCGCCAAGCTGGAAGTTGCCGCCAATCTTTTCCTTCTCCAGCGCCAGTTTCTGTGCGTGCATCTGGGCGCTGTTTTGAAGTTTGGCCTGCTCGATGGCGGCTTGAGCCTGCGCCTGTGAAGCTTTGATCTGCACCTCTTGGGCCTTGATCTGGACTTCTTGCTGGCGAATCTGCAGCTCTTGCTGCTGCATCTGGATGAGCGGATCTTGCTGAGCTTGTTGGGCTTGCTGCTGAGCGGCTTCTTGCTGGTGCTGTTGCAGCACACGTTGCGCGGCTTGGGCCATGAGTCCGGCGATGGCTTGCTCGGCCTGTGCTGGCAGGGGTTCGTTCTGTGCTGGCAGCGCCATACCCAGTTGAGCCTCCACCTGACGGCGATACTCGAACCCAACGTGTTCAGCAATGTGCGCTTGCATCGCGGCCATAATCATCGGAGCCTTGGGGTTTTGGCCGACCATCTGCTGGATCTGGGGATCTTGCATCGCAGCCATGTGGGTCTGGATGTGCGACTGATGGTCTTGGAACTGGAACGCTTTGAGCGGCACACCGTTGAGCGCATTCACATTTTCCGAAATTGGGTCGGTCGGTTTGTGTTCGTCCGGTAGAGGAACAAGTTTGTCGGGGTTCTTGATGCCAAGCACCTCGAGCATCCGGCGGTGGAGTTCGGGCAAGTTGTAGATGTCGGGAGACATCTGCGCCATCTGGATGACGGCTTGGTACTGCACCACGCGCTGAGACATGGTAGCGGCGTTGGGATCCGACACGGGGATGATGTCCACGTGCGAGAAGTCAGACTTCTTGGATTTACGGCTACCTTTTTCGGGCTCGAACGGGTACTCGTCTGGACTGTCCTCGCGGATGATCTCAGCCAACAACTGCAGCTCTTGCTTGAACGCGTAGTGCACACGGGCTTGAACAGCCGTCATGACTTTGAGTTGGCGCTCCAAGAGTGCGAGCGTTGTGCCCACGGGGGCTTGGCTCGACATGTCGCTGACCTGCATGTCTGCAGTAGCGGCAAATCGACGGCCCTCTTCAACGATGTTATTAAGTAGCGTATACAGAACTTGGCTGGGTTCCTTATAGGGCAGCGGCAGGATGTTATCGCGCAGTGCGCCAGAGCCAATGTCTACGTCTCGGAACTCGCCCGGAGCAATCGGGGTATCGTCACCTTTGATCCGGAGCCCACGTGACTTGAGACCGCCGGGGAGGTTTGAGAGTGTACCGGCATCAACAAGCTGGCGCATGATCGAGGTTGCCGATTTAGCAAAACCCCCGATGAGGTGGAATAGACCGAAGCCGTAAGCTCCGAAACCGGGTATGTACTGGTAGTGGACAAAGTGCTGGCGCTTGAGTTTAAGTGGGTCATCTTCTCTCCAGTTACGGCGGATCGACAGGACAGTGCCTGTCCCTTTAATAACCGTGACGACGTAGGGCAGTGCGATCCCGGTCTCGTCGTTGTTCTCATCCACGTCGTTGTAGCCGTCCAGATCCAAGTCAACCAGCGATTCGTACAACGTATAGCGGTCGTCGTTGATGTCGTTAAACCCAGTCTCTTGGTCTTTGGCTTTCTGAATCTCGTCAGTCTGTTTGCTGGGATCGGGCAAGTCAACGTCGCGGTAAAACCCAGAGGCGATCAGCTTCAGAATATCATTCTTGTGCATGCGCATCTGGTGCGTCACGCGGGGAGCCATGCGCTGGTCGGTCGTGCCGTAAGGCAGTATAACATCCTCGGCTGGAATGAACATCGACACTTGACGGCCCAAGCTTGGGTCTTTATACACTTTCTTGAATGCCGAGCCTGCGGCAGGCAAACTCCACAACATGCGCTCCATCTCGGGGCGGAACTCGGGCATCTTCTCGACCAGCTCGTAGTTCATGTCGTCTTCGACGTTTGTCGCAGCTTGCTTCTTCTCTGGCGTTTCTTTACCCCAGATAGTTGTGCGCACAGGCCCTTGGGCAGGCAGCAGCTCCGTCACTGTTTCTGACTGGAACCTGACAACAGCTTCTGTAATCATCGGATGGAACACGCCAGACGCGCCGTTCCAAGGCTCAGTGCGCTCTTCGTACTGGAGGCCCATGAGTTTCAGACCCATGACGTAGGTCTTCTCCCACTCTTTGCGGGACTGACGGTCGTTGTCAATATCGCTTGAAAGCTCCATGCCCAGCGACTGGAGCACAGCTTCATCTATCTCTTCGGCCAAGTTGGCCGCAAACTCAGGCGATTCTTCAGGTTCTTCAACAATATCTTCGCCGTCGTCTTCGTCGCTCTCGAGCTGAACGTCGATCGGTTCTTCGGATTGTTGTTGCGCAGCCGCCATCGTGGCGGGGGAGCTATACAGTGGTTTATCAAAACTGGAGGCCATGTTAATCCTTAGTAGTATGCGTGTGTGCGACGGCGAAAGATAGCGGGCTCATCGCGCTCGTCGGAGTCTAACTGAATAAAGCCGCCTTGCCTAAAGCGCATGAGGGCCTGAGATGTCGTATCCACATAGTCATCGTTTTCGCCGTTGGGGAACGATGCAACTTCTTCAATCACTTCTTTGGCCCAGCGTGTGTCTGGTGCCCATACCATTCCGGATGCAAAGAGGTCGGCAATGGCATTAACCCGAGCGATCTTATCGTTTCCACGACTCGGATTTGTCTCTTGCGCGGGGATGCCCATAGCACGAAGCTCCTGTAAGAGCGGAGCGCCCGCGGCTTTCTTTTCAATAATAAACGCATCTGGCTCCCATGCCTTGTAGTGTTTCAGCGCCATGCGCTTGAGTTCAGGAAACCCCATCCGGTCTTTGAACGCATCGAGCAAGATGATCTGCGCTACGTTCTTTTCTTCCTCGTTGTAGAAGACGCCCCAAGTTGTGCACGCCGAATAGTCGGAGTGCGTCTTAGTCTCAAACGCCGTATCCCAAGACTGGATGACGTAGTCACACACTGGCGGGTCATCCTCGGGCCAGATTCTCCACAGCTTACGGCTAATGATCGCCGCCGCGTTGGATATGGGATTTTGCATGTACTGGGCGTTCCAGTACTGAGGCTCCATGTTGGCCTTCTTGGCTTTGAGTTGCTCGAGCGGCCACTGCTCGGGCCAGAGCGACTTCTCATTGTCCGTGTCTTCGTTCAAGATCGCTGGCAGCTCCACGATCTCCCACTGGTCAGCTTCCGGGTTCTTGGTCTGGTAGTCGATCAGCCGACCTGTTAGGTCAAGCTTACTCCAGCGCGTCATGATGACAATGATCGCACCGCCCGGCATCAAGCGCTGCTGTGGGCCGGTCTGGAACCAAGACCACGCCGTATCGAACGCCAAGTGACTATTTATTTTGAC